CCAATGCTTTCTGTGAGTCTGTACGGGTGTCATAAGCCACCTGTTGTGTGTTGGGGGCATTGTTTTCTGTGGCAATGCTGTTTAAGCGCTGCTCTTCAGTCATGGGGTTCATGACCTCACCGCCGCCAGCCATACCTCTCGTAGACCGCCCTACTCCGCCATAAGTAACACCTTCACCGCTAGTATCGTAAAGAGCGCCTGTTACGGGGTCTTTTACATAGTTCATGTTGTATTTTTTTCTTGCAGGTGCGTCAGTGCCTTCGTCCTTGTCTCCCAGTCCGGCAGCTAAAGCAGGTAGGAACGCCGCGCCTAACGCAAACTTGTTGTCTTGTAGGAAGTCTTTAGGTGCGCTGGCTGCTGCACTGAACCCCGCGCTAATATCCGGTTTAGCCGCTGCTTGAATAGCCGAAACACGTTCAGCGTCGCCTAGACCTGCCGCTTGAGCAGCTTCGTTTGCCGCTCTCGCATTTACAGCACTGCCCATATCCCCCAAACTTCCGCCCAAACTAGCGCCGCCGTAAGCTCCCATGCCAGCCATGATGCCCTTCTCAAGGCTACCGGAAGCAAGACCAGCAATACCGCCGACAGTAAGCGCTGTGCCCGCTGCTTCGCCAAGACCGAACATACCGCCCACTGCGGTGCCAACACCGGGAGCAAAAGCGTTAAGTGCAAACCCCGCAACGGCGGGTAGGATGCTTTCCAAGAACCCTGCTTCTGGCAACCCTGTTTCGGGATTAATGGTTAATGATCCACCATGTGCCATCGCTAGAGCCTGCAGACCCTGCACCTCTTTGGGGGACATATGTACAAGCGTACGGTCTGGGCCACGGCCTTGCGCCGCCATTTGGGTTGCTAGATTCTGTAGGCTCATACTTTTACTTTCAGCACGTTACTGGCGGTTGTATCGTAGTAGACATCGCCTACACGAAGGTTAGCTAAATCTGCCTGAGTTGGCAAGCTCGGAGTGGCTGTTCCAAGAACAGGGGGAGCGCTTAACGCCGCTATTATATTTGTACCATCGCGTTGTGTGGAGATATTGATTGGGCCAGCATTGTCTAATTGGTTGAAATACAGCCGCAAAAAACTACTAAACGCATCTTGGTATGAGCGGTCATATTCATCCGGCGCGGCAGGTAGACGGGGGGCAACTACGTTCTTTTGTGCCATTACCCACCCCTACGACCGTCAGGCCGGACATCAATACGAGGAGCACCTAACTGCCACTGAGTGCCTAATTCATAGGAAAAAATTGTCATAGACATTTGACGACCGCGAACCCGGATATTTATCTGCCCAGTAAAAGTATCTAGGTCAATCGGATAGCTTTGCGTAGCCGTTACATACTGCGCTCCTGTTGTGTCTGTGCCACCAATTGATACAGGGTTGTTGTACCCAGAACCTGAGTTCTGCAGGGGTAAAAGCTGCATTACCAGCCGAGGTGTAACCCCATCCGTAGAACCACGGAAGGTCAAGTCAGGCAAAATACGCCACACAAACGCCATGTTGTGCCCATCACCGATGTCAAACTGAGATGTTGTGATACCAGCAGTAATAGGCGCAAGCACAGCTAAGGTGCCGTCGTCTACACCACTTTCGTGGTAAACCAAATTATTCACGTAAGTAGCCGCAATAGGGTAGTTTCTTAGAGGCGAGTCTAACCACGCAGTCCGCTCCATGCTGCCGTAGTACCAGATGTCTTCAGCGTAGTTGTACACCACATACCGGTCGATTGTGTTGCTTGCTGCAGTGCAATAGAACCACCAGACTTCATTAAATCCTTCGTTGGTGCTAGCAAAGATTTGAGAGAACTGCGCCCGATTGATGTCGTTGTATATAAACTGCCGAAGATCGCAACGAAGCGTTTGAACCCGACCGTCGTATTTGTAAAACTTGTCAGACCCCATCCAATATGCAGTGCCATTGGTAAACACTGCGGCGGTAAGGCTTACGATTGAGATGTTGTCACTGAGCAGTTGCGAACCCCAAACATAGGGAGGTCCAAGGTACTGCAGGGAATATAGCGCCGAGTCAGTAAGCACCAAAATTTCTTGGCGGGCTTGCAGCGCCGTTTGAATAGCTGAACCATGTGACAGGCGTAGGCTACCCGACTGATTTGTAATAGCAGGTGTCCAGTTTGTAACGCTCTCTTGGTCTGACCAGCGAATTAACATTGGGTCGTAGGTCGTACTGAGGTAGTCAGTAGAACCAAAACAGAACGTAAACCTGTTTGCGTCTGACACCAAAAGGGTGTTTTGAGCCAGTGGTACATCACTTGCACCAGCTAAAGACGATACCAGCACGGCACGGGGCGATAAAGAGTGCGTCCCAGACCCCGCAGTTGTGGTATTGATCGCTGCCCCGCCATTCGTAAGCGCCAGATTAAAAGTGGTTGCACTTACGTACTTTACGTAGTACACCGTGTAGGTTACAAGCGGTTCAGGGAGAGCGCCTGTGGTCTGAAACATAATTGCTGTACCCTCTAGCAGAGGGGTAGTCGTACTAGTGACTAGCGTAAATACAGCAGGACTTGCATTTGTGATGGAAATTTGTGTTGGGTCTACTAACGACGGCGCTGTTGTAGCGTTCCAGTAATACAGGCCACCCAGTTTTGGACCAAGCACAAGGTTTTCGCCAAAGTTAAATTGACTCCATATGTTTAGCGTTGCAGTTGCGTCGTAGCCTACACCGCCCCAGTTTCCACTACTCCATGAATTTGCGCCCCAGCCCGCTGCACTGGTAGAAATGCCTGCGCCAATGTGCAATAAGTACGCTGCATAGCCTACTGAACCGCCACCTGACCCAGCAGCATTTGCTACGGTGCTTGCGGTTATTTGGAATGAACTTGCTACGGGGGTAGCAGTGATGGTAGTAGAGGCAACGGTTTGTGAAGCACTGACCGTATAAGTGCCTGTGCCGCCAGTCCCAGTGACAAAAGCAACAATCTTGGTTCCTCCGGTAACTCCGGTACCGGACAACACATGCCCAACAGCTAAATTACCCCCAGAGAATGCTGTAACAGTTAGGGTATACCCTGAGATACTACCTGTGGTAGTAACGGTAGCTAGTGATGTAACTTCATACTCCCCGGCAATAGCTACGTTGTTGACTGTTGTAAGCCCGGAAAAAATAACAAAGTCGCCGGTTAGTGGGGAGTAGCTAGCGTCCACTATGGTAACTGAATTAGAACCGCTAATAGTAGTTATTGGGTTAGCAGAAAGTATGTGGCTAGACGTAATAGGAGTGATGTCGAAATACACCCCAGTTTGCTCAATGTAAAACTTCTTGTCCGTGCCTACACCTACAAGGTTTGCACCCCGTATAGTGACCCAATTCCACAGAGATCGGCAGATGCCTAAAAAAGTATTAGCAGACAGACGAATCCAGCCGCCAATTTTTTCTGGTGTGCCTTGACGAAAGCGAACCTTTTCAGACGCATAGTAGCCACCCTCGTTGGTGTAACGAGTGTTCTCTCTGTTTACACCGGGCTTGAGGACAATCTTTTGTAGTGGCATAGCTCATTTTCCCATGAATCAGGCAAAAGGTCGAGTACCTGATTTGTCAATGATAAGCGCATTGCCTCTGGGGGCTATAGCTTCGGTGTTTGGGATGCTGATGTGCGTCCAACGGTCAAACTCGCGGATGATCTGATCGAATGGTAAACCCGCAGCTATAACTGCACGGACTACTTGGTCTGGAGTCATGCCGGGTACTCGGAGGTCAGCCGCGCACCCTAGACGATGTTGAGACCGGTCAGAACTTCCAACTGCATCGTTTACACGCTTACTGCGAAAGGCGGAGTTAATCATTACAGGCTTACCGCCGATGGCTTCCTTGACCTGCTCCAACAGTTGCGCCAATCGTTGTAGGTTACTGATTTCCTCTTGGGTCGGGCTGTTGTCAAACTCACGGTGGTCGGTGACGGTGAGTTCGTCGAGGGTGAAGTGTGGGCTTAGGTTCATTTTGCTGCCTTTGACAATAAATCTGTTTTGGCTTGAGAGCCTGCCGATGATCCAAAGTAGTAAGAAATAATGCCCGTCCAAGCCGTACCCAGTGAGCCAAGCATCATCAAAATGGCAGGGTTGCTGCTGTCAATTTTGTTAAAAAACATCATGCCCATAATGCCAAAGAAGCCGACAGTTACAGTTCCAGCCAATAAAGGAGGAACAATAGATCGCGTCGCAGCTTGCATGTCACGCGCAGACTTGCGGTCTTCAACTTCCAGTTTTGCAAAGTTGAGGCCAAGTTCATTGGCTTGTTTTTGCAATTCAATCTCCGCAATCTTGACTTGAGCAATTTGCTCTGCTGAAAGTTTGTTGTTGGAGATAAGATCGTTAACTTCAGTAGGATCGACTCCAGTAGCTTTGCTAATAGCGGCTACAGCCATCCCTACTAATGGACCTCCCATTGCCGAAGCAATTGTTGGCGCAATTTGTTTTAACCAATCCATTATTGTTTACTCCTTGAAAGCATGGTTGCGGCAATACTCAGCATGGTTCGTGCTGATTCTAAGTTTTCGGGTTCGGTTTCCCACCCCACGGTTATCTGCCCCACAAACCGCCCCGGCTCTGGTGGAACACTGATTCTGCAAGTATAGGTAACGCCCTTGTTAATGTACCAAATCCCCATTTCAGACTGCGCCGTGCGGTACTCTCCGCAAGGGATTTCATTCGCCATCAGCTTCACAACGTCGGCGTTATTGGCTGCGTTGTTTGTAAATAGGCCAACATCCAGCCCGTCATTGGTCTTGTCTCTGCCGTCCTTGGCATAGGCTCGGTACAGTACGCGAGTCCCGAACATGGGGTTGACTTTGAACACCGCAACGATAGTGGCGTTGGTGGTCTTGAACAGGTGGGCAGAGGCATCCTCAACACGGTCCTCGGCAATGCTGGGTATCTTCTTGGACTCTTTGTAAGCGCCAATAAGCAGGTCTTGGTTTGTATATACAAAATAGCCAGCAAAAGCAACCAAGCCCATGATAAGGATGGCGGCGAGTTTAAATGGCGAATCCACATACCCAAGAACTTTATCAAGGGTTGAATTGGCATTTAAAGTTTCTTCGCTCACAGCTTACCTTTCATTGCAATTACACCCCACGCCACCAAGAAAAATATGGCGGCGGCTACCAGTATACAAAGCCCCATTGTGATGGCTTCGTCTATCTCTTGCTTGCGGTTCTTTGCCGCCCTAGCATCCAATATCTCCTGCGTCCTGCGCTTCTGCACAATCGAGTTACGCTCAAGCAGAATCTGGCTCCAAAGCTGGCTGTGGCCTTGGTTGATAAAGTGCCACTTCAGTTCTTCCTCGGCTTTATTAAGTTCATGCAGTTGCATCACTGTGCTCATGGCCTGACTAGTGTCAGAGGAGTACTTTTTCTTTGGGTCTTTTACCGCTTCCTTGGCAACCTTTTCCTTTGCGTCGAAGAACTTCATCACGTCATTCGTGATGCCCTGCACATCTTTGCCCATTTTGATTGCGGCTTGGATTCCTTTTATAGCACCTTGTGCTATGGCAAATGCGCTAATTGGGTCGATCATTCTTGACCTCCACAACCCAGCGGCACACCCTCCCGTCTTTATCTAGAAACTCGTTAGCCCCATACTTTTCGCTCGGCAGCACGACACGGCAAACCAACACGATTTTTGTCTCGGTATTGGGCCACGGTATCTGAGCGGAAGCAATTGCATCAATCACGTTACCCCATTAACTTTTGGTTTAGTTCTTTAAACCGTTTCATATTTTTAACAAAAACATGCTCATGGATTAAGCGAGCAATGTTATTTTCCCGTTGGGTTTCTGTGCGTACAACCACATCAAACTGATCTCGCTTAACAAGAATGTATTGCGCTATTGGGGTCCCTGCTTTTATAAGTACTTTGCCAGAAGGAACCTTCCATTTAACCTGCGGATTCATCTGTGCATACCCATACTCACTGGAAAAATACCCCGGCAATGTTTCAAACCTATTTTCATCAGAGTACGCAACAGGCATTTCTAGTAAAAAGTACCCCGGGGGAATTTTGCATTTCCAAGAAGTTTGGAACTTAATTACGTTCTGTATAACCCCATCCCAGTTGTCAAGAAAATCTACAAGCTGCTCAGGAGGGTGAAACCCAATAGCGTCAAACCCACATACTTCTTTTTGGTTTACGGCGGATGCCCAATTACAACTAATACCATCACTATTGGTCTCAATGGTTATATCTTGCCATGTACGCAAAATCCACCCATGCCGCATTAAATTAAATATCCCGGGACATTTGGCGGTGTGCATTGATGCCACCATACCGTAATCGGGTTCCAAGCGTTTTTGTTTAAAGTCTTCCAGCAAACGACCTG